GGATAGACGCCACGGAATGATCCACTGTAGGAGCACTGGAGCCAGGTGCCAGGGATGCCTAAAGATGCCTGAAATGCCTGACCCAGGGGTTCGGACTCGGGAAAATTTCCGCCGTCGATGTCGTCATTGTTGATGACCTGGACTTGGAGAACGATCCCGTTCTCGTCGATCTCTGCAAAATGAGCCATTTAGACCGCCACCCTCACGATTACTACACCTGATCCACCTGCGCCGCTGGCAACGTTGTTACATGCACCGCCGCCGCCGCCGCCGAGGTTTGCTGTTCCGCTGGTTGCGCCTGTCGGCACGCCGCCGTTACCTGCGCCTGATCCGCCGACTCCGCCGTTAGTGCCTCCAAATGTGGAGCCTCCCCCACCTGAGCCGTAAGTGGTCGATGTGTTGGTTATTGAGGAAACTCGGCCTGTTCCTCCTGCGCCGCCGTTTGTTGCTGTTCCTGCGCCGCCCGCTGCTGCGTAGCCGCCGCCACCACCTGAACCGTAATTGGGTCCAGCTCCTGATGCGTTTCCGCCTGCGTTTCCTCCACCGTATCCTGTGGCTGCGCCGCCTGTACCTGAGCCGAGGTAGTTACCGCCGCCGCCGCCGTTGCCGCCATCCATACCAGTGTTTAGGCCGTCGCCTGCTCCGCCTGCTCCGCCGCCCTGCGCCTGGAAAAGAATCAGGTTAGATCGGGAACCCGCTGATCCGCGAACGTTGCCTGTAGATCCCGCTCCGCCCGCGCCTACTACTACGCCATATGATCCAGCGCCCAAATAGACGTTCATTTCTATGACTGCGCCGCCGCCGCCGCCGCCGCCACCAGATGACGCGGCGGCAGAACTTGAGCCGCCTGCGCCACCGGCGCAGATCAGGACGTCGAGGTAACCGGCTCGGTCGAGCGTCAGTGTGCCGTTGCCCGTGAAGGTCACGTACTTGTATCCGGTGTAGGTGCCGGTCGCCGTGTTGGTGAAGTTGGCGGGACTAGCACCCGAGGAAAAAGGGAGGCACCACCACACCGCTGCGGCTGAGTCGTAGGTGAGTGAAACGCCTGAGTATTGAGTCGTAATCGAGTTAACGGTGCCGGTGACGGTGCCACCTGTGAAGGTCACTGCGCCTGTATTGACGCTAAACACGTTAAGGCGCATTCCGTTTACCAGGCTGGTCGAGGGCAACGTGATCACTGTGGCACTGGCCGAGTTCATGGCGATAGTGGTGCCGGCTAGAATGTCGGCCACGGTCACCGTGTAGGACGCGGTTTTCTTCGACATCGAGCCCGAGGCCACGACATCGACGCGGTTAGCTAGGGCCAGGGAGGCCGTGGGGTAGTTGGCTACGAGATCCGTCGAGGTGACGTAGGTCGTGCCTCCTGTAGTGGTTGCCATGCTGTGCCCTTCCTAGGCTGCGATTAGGTCGTCGGCGGTAACTACGTTGTACCAGATTAGGGTCGGATCTACGTCGCCCCATTGTAGCGTTGGAGAGACTTCACCCCAGGTAACCGTCTGGTACGAGTATCGGGGGTCTGAGATGGAGAGCGTCAAGATGTGCTGCCCGGGCGTGTAGGTCTCGGACCAGCCTTCGACCAGGCCTAGAAACTGCTCGAATGGGGCAGGCTGAGGCAGGTCATTAACTAGGACGCTCGATCCCGAGATCAGTGCCAGCACCTGATCCCGCTCGGGGACTGTCAACTGATCGACGTAAATCGAGATATTGCCCAGATTCCACAATGGATAGGCCTGGGCTAGGAGTATCGCGTTCGCTCGGCTAATCGCGTCAGCGTTGGCCTTTAGTCCTGTTTCCAGGGTCAAGGCCCGGCGGCCATAGGTGGCGATCGAGGTCGCGTCCGTCGCCTGGTGATATGAGGGGCTGCTGCCATGGCTGACCGTGGCATCGTTGATGATGGAGACCTGGTTCTGGGTCCAGGCGGGCGTAAAGATGACGCCGTTACTGGGCAGGCTGGTTGCAGCTGTAGTCGAGGGGTAGGAATCCCAACTGGCCTCGGCCTCGGCCCACGTGTTTATCTGAGCTCCCCAGGCTCCCGGGAAAGCGGTCGAGCCGCGATTGCCGTAGGACTCGAATACGACGTAGCCCTCTGGAGTGTCGAAGTAGGTTCCCCCTGACCATTCGGCGAGCGCCTGGAGGCCGTCGAGGCAGGTCTGGGGCTGCGCGTTGCCGGCCGAAACCGAGTAGAGCTCGAGGCTAGTAGTTCCGCCGTTTAGAAAGGTTTCGCCTGAATCGGTCAGGATTTCCTCGGCCCTCGAGTAAACAGTCTCTGAGGCGTAACCCGATGCGCCGGTGATCCTCGAGCCCAGGTTCGAGAGATTGCCGATACACGTGATCGTGGTGATCGCTGTCGGCGGCGTCGAGGAAAGGTGCGTAATGGCTAGGTCTGTCACTTCGCCGGTAAACCTGCGGAAGCCGTAGGTCGTAATATCGACGGTGGCGGCTAGGTCGATCGCTACGCCTTCCGAGCCTCTAAGCGCGATCACGGCGGTCGAGGCCTCGGGCTGCGACTTAATGTCATTACGGCCATGAGTGACCGAGATTTGATACTCGACGTCGGCCAGATCGAGGCTGACGCCTCCGATAATGATGTGCGTTACTGGGCTGGTCACTGGAGGACTGCCTGCCCGGTGCGGCCGAGGCGCTGATTAGAGTCGAAGATCGCCCGCTCGATTGCCTGCGCGATAGAGGTGCTCGAGAGTGCGCTTGCGAATGATCCGCCACCAGCTGCGACTCGGGACGCTGCCTCTGCCGACATGGCCGGGCCATTCACTCCGGCAAGGGTCGCGTTTCCGCCAGTCATGGCCACACCAGCGGCCGCCAGGGCTGCCCGGATCTCCTCGGCTGCGGCGTCGCCGATCGTCTTGCCCATAGCCCGGCCCATTTCCTCGAGCTGAGAGGTCGCAGCGCCGAGCGCATTCTGGGTGCCGATCAGGAAATTCACTGCCGATTGCACACCAGCGACCAGGAATTCGGGGGTCATGGCCTCGGCCGCGGTGCGGGCGGTGCTCTTGACCGTGACTAGCTTCTCCTGGAATGTCTTTACCAGGCCGTCGTCGATTATCTGCTTGGCTAGTTTGTTGCCGATTTCGGGACCCAGGGCGGCCACGGCATCTCGGAGTTCGGGGCCGCCCTGGGTGTTCAGGGTTTGCAGGTAGCCGCCGAATAGGCCCGCCTGCTCGATCTGCTTGTTAAATCCGTCGATAAGCGACTGCCCGGTTGACTTGCCCTCTTCGTCGAATTGGGCGCCGAATGCTGCGCCGAGGTCGATGCCCGAGGTGATCTGGTTAGCCATTTGGTCTTGCCAGTCGTACATCTCTTTGCGGGCTGTCTCGACGGCTTTGGCGGCTTCGCCGATCTGAGTCGTGAGGCTTTTAACTAGGTCGATCTGCTTGCGGAGTGCCGGGTCCATTTCCTTAACGGCCTTGGTTAAACCGCCTGAAAGTTTCGTGGTCTTTTCGATCGGCTTTAGCAATTCGAGTTGACGGTCTCGCCAGGTTTCCAATTGCTCGACGGTCTCGGTAATCGGGATGCCGCCGTAACCGCCTCGGACGTACTTGTCGACCTTGCCGGCAGTATTGCTCCACAGGATTAGGCCGTCAATGTTAGCCATGAGGGCTTCGGTCGATTCGTCCGTGGCGCCAGTAACTCCCTCGAGCGCGTTCCTGAGCATCGAGAACGGGTTAGCCAGGTTCAGGAGATCCCCGAGGAAACCGACAACCTTGCCCATGTTTGTATTGTTGGTCCAGGCGTCATTAGTCAGCTGGAGGATCTCGGTGGCGAGTTTGCCGACACTTTCGCCGAGGTCTTGGGCCATTTCCTGGCTGTCTCGGAGAAGCATCGAGAATTCGTTAATGCTGCCGCTTGCGCCTTGCATTCCGTTAAGGAAGCCAGTGCCGAATGATTCTTTGAGTTCGTCGAATGAGATCGAGAGGATCTTCATTTGGCCTTGGAGGGTTCCGGCGGCTGCACTAGCCTGGCCCGAGAACGTGCTCGAGAGCTGCGCCATGGCCCCGTCAAGGTCTTTCGACTTAATTGTCGAGGCGTCAATGCCTGCTCCGAGTTTGCCGAGCGCTCCAAGGTTTCCGTCGTAGGCCTTGCCGAGTGCATTGGTGACGGCCTCGAGGGATTTTCCGGTTCCTGCGCTGACGTCGAGGGCTAACTCGAGGAGTTTCTGCGCCTGGGTAACGTCGTCGACCGAGGTCAAGAGTCTGGAAAATGCCGGGCGAAGGGTACTGTCCGAAACGGCCGCGCTGTACTGCAATTCGTCGATGAAACTATTTACCTCGTCGGTCTGTTCGGCGAAACCGAGGTTATTTAGGGTTGTGCTGAGTTTGGCGAGTTCGGCTTCCTCCTGAATGGCTGCCTGAACTCCGTCGACGGCCAGGGCTACGGCGAAAGTGCCGGCGGCCGCTGCTGCGCCGATTAGTGCAGGTCCGACCATGCGATTGAGTTTGTCGCCGAAACCCGAGAGGCTGCGGTCGGCGCTGTTTAGGCCGCTTCGGAGTTTGGAAACGTCAGCTGCGAGGTAGACGGTTAGGGTCTTGCCGCCGATTGCCATTACAGGTGACTCCATTTCAGGACGATTTGATCTACGGCTTTAGCCCATTCTTGGAGGGCTCCGCCCTGGTATTGCTTGACGTTGCCCATCCAGCTAGTGCCCGCGCCGAATGCCGGCGGGGTAGCGTCGCCTGCGCGGCCCTGGTTGCCCTTGTCAGACGGGTAACGGACCATAGTCGGGGAAGCGCCGCCCGAGAATTTCTTGCGGGCTCCGCCGATATTGACCGCCGGGACGCGGTCTTTCTTGACCTTGACGGACTCCGCAATCTTGGGACCCCATGGACCCGCGTAGTTAATGGCCGCGTTTCGCCAGGCTGGAGCCATCTGCTTATCGGCCACGGCCTGAGAGGCCTGGCGGAGTTCGGCTGAGGCTTCCTTGGGCAGTGCGCGGAAGGCCCGCAGGACGTCATTTAGTCCGACGACGTAGGTGTCAAAGGTTTTGTTTTGAGCCATTGAGCACCTCCACGATCGTTGCTAGCTGCCTGGGATCGTAGGCCGCCACTTCCTCGAGGGGCCTGCCGATCCTGACTGCTAATTGGGTGATGAATCTCCGGACTGATCCGGCTGGGTAGGGTCCGGCGTCTCGGCGTCCTCGGCCCAGACTTCCTTGTCCTTTGCCCAAGCCTTGACCTGTGCCAGATTTACAGGTGATTCCCCGGTCACGTGGATATAGGCGCAGATCAAGCGGATTCCCATGGTTCCCGGCTTGCGCTTTGCCTTGTCATAGATCTCTTCGGCCTCCATGAGATCCGCTGAGCAGATCTGATAGGTAACGGCCTCGGGACTGTCTGACGTTGTTACGTTGATGCTCGGATACATGGCGTTTCCCCGTTCACTAGTTGGTTATGCGAAGGTTACCGTGCCCTGCATCGAAACGGTGCAGGTGGCGATACCGGCCGCGTCGAAGGTGACGTCGCAGGAGTCGATGTACATGGCCGCGCCGGTCCAGACGCCCGTAGCCGACTCGACCGTGACGGCCACGGCTGCGGGGGTTGCGATGGCGACCTGGAGAGCGTCGTAGATGCCGGCGTTCTCGTCGTACAGGAAATCGAGCGAGATCGTCGAGTTCAGGTCGGTCTGGTTAAACGCGACATCCGAAAGGGTCTTGGTACGGATGATCGTGGGCGTGGTGGTGATAGTGCCGGTCGTGATCTGCTCTTCGTACTGGGCGGCGCCTACCTCGACGGTGAACGCGGCACCAGCCACACTGACAACGGACATCTTTTTACTCCTTCATTGAGACGGAGACGTTTATC